TTCATTAGCCATAAGGGCTGTGTCATTAAAATAACTCAGGCCTCGATTAACCATGAATGCATTGTAATCTTTTTCGACAAGATCATCAACCATGATATATTTCTTGCCATAATTAATATCGTTTAAGAATTCAAAGGGATTCATTACCACCACTCCAATAATCTGCCATTGCCAATAATAATCATAAAACACGTTATGATATGTAATAGTACCCAAGATGTTCTTATAACTAGCATCTGCTTATCATAAGGTTGTGTCTTTTCATCAGAGTAAGACCCTAATGCATACTGCCATATCTTTAATAAACTTTTCATTCAAGCTCTACGTTTGCCATTATTTCAGTCATACACGCAACAACGTTGAGTTCATGATCTGCAGCAAAAGCATTCTTATACTGATAATCAGCAAGAATAAGAACAAGTTGTGGAATGCTTTGGGGTTTGACTCTTTCTACCATTCTATCATAGACACCTCTAAAAATAGCAGAAGCGTCGGTGTCAATATTATTGACAACCCAACCTCGCATTTTCTTAAAGTCTTTAGCTTTTAGAAAGTTAAATAGGTCGTCATACTTTGATTCAGAAAGCGACGACATAATCCCATTATCAATCTTACCGCTTATAGAATATCTTTGCAATTCATTGATAACTCTACGCCAATCAGGTGCAAACTTAATGATAAGTTCAGCTATGCTTTTCTCATCAAATTCAATCTGTTCTGTTTGGAGAAGTGTCTTACAACTATTAAGAAAATCACCACACAGAGAAGCCATTTCTTTTCTAGAACAATTGAACTCGTATACACCACATCGTGAATGCAATGGTTCAATGATTCTATTCTTGAAATTACATGTTAAGATAAATCTACAATTTGCAGAGAACTCTTCAATGAAACCACGAAGAGCTGGTTGAAATGATTGTGGATTAAGATAGTCAGCTTCATCAAGGATAACTACTTTATAGCCTCCTTGTAATGAAACTGTAGATGCGAACTGTTTGATTTTAGTTCTGAGAGTGTCGATATTGCCTTCCTCAGAACCGTTGATCAAGATATAATCAAGACCAAGTTCTTTACACAAGGCTTTAGCGACAGTAGTTTTTCCAAGACCAGCAGTTCCGGTGAAAAGCATATTCTGCAATTCACCGGTATCTACTAAGTTCTTAAAAACTTTTTTGAGGGCTGGTGTTAGTATAACATCATCAATTTGTTGAGGACGATACTTTTCTACCCAGAGGTATTCTTCTGGCATATTCACTCACTTTCATAATGTAGGGGGAACAGCTTATTGCTGAGCTTGTTCCTGTTGATAATTTTCAGCCAATTGAATAACAGTAATGGATTGATCTCTGAGCTGACCAATAGTAGACAACTCTTCGCCTTTAAATCCACCACGTTGAGTAACCGTATCGATCACAGCAATCATGCTGCGAGCTGCTCGGTTGGCGACTTCATAAATTTGAGCATGAGGATCCGGTGTCGCCTCTTCCGTCTTTTCCACCTTCTGCTCTTCTTTTTTAGGTTCTTCAGCCATATTAAACTCCAGTTGTTGAAGATTTTTCCAAAGCGATCCAATACTCAATATTGGAATCACAGTTTTTGAAATGAGAGATCAACTTCGAAGAAATTGAAACGTCATAATCTCCCGGTACAATTTTAAGATTCGCAATGTTAAGAACATAGTTGAATCCACCCTTATCATATTCACCACTGACGTCTATGGAGAATGCGTTTGATGTTGAGTTCTTACTATCAATAATAGAAAGACTCAATACACCGTTTTCAGTTCCAGAAATCGATAACTCATTATGGCCAAAAGCAGCAGATGCTTTTCTCAACCTGTTAAGAGTATCATTATCTAGTTTAAATGTCACTTCACCCGGAGGCATAGTGATATCTTTAGCCGGCGTGGTCAAAATATCTATATCAGAAAAAAAGTATTTTACCTTTGATCTGCCAGACGTGTCTCTAATAACACAGTAGTCATTACCCTCATCAAATTCAAGAGTAGGACTATCCACTAAATTACACGCGGTTAAGAATTCATTCAAATCATAGATGCCAACTGTTTTAGGAAAATCTTGATCAAGCTTTGCTTGGCCCAAAACATTTTTAGCCTCTGTGATGGTTTTCACTGTATTCCCAGAATTGACTACGATGTTTGGATTGATCGTAGCGAAGTTCTTGAGAACATTCATAGTATTATCATTTAATTGCATAACAATCCTCTAGGTTGATTTTTTCACTTACATTTATATTATACCACAGCATGTGCCGTTTGTACACCATTATTTTATCGCGCTAAAATTTTTATTCTTATAGAACTCAATCTTAGCCCCAAACCTTCCATCAAGAACCTCACCCTTATGAGATATGACAAAGGTATTTGTGTTGTCTTCTAAGCTATCTAAAATTTTCAATAAGTTATCTATACCATCATGATCTAGACTCGAATCAAACGTTTCATCAAGAATAAGAAGATTTGTTGAGATAGAATTTTTCATCTTAGCAATCATCCTCCACGTAAAGAGGAGTGCAAGATCAATTCTTTGCTTTTCGCCTTCAGAGAATGAATCGTATGTGAAAGCGTCTCTATGTCTTGATCTTATAGTTTCTACAAAACTTTCGTCTAAATTGAAGTGAACATAAAAATCAAGAACCTGTAAATATTGATTGGTAAATTTATTTATAACTGGTAAATACTGCTTGATGATCTTCGTCTTTATACCAGTGTCTTTCAACATTTCAATGATGATCTGTTGATAATCTCTCTCTTCCCAAAGCTTAAACTTGTTTTCAGTAAAGGTTGCATAAGAAGATTCCAGATCAGATAGCTCATCATTGGCTTTCTTCAGATCCGTGGAGTTCGAATTTGAAATCTCTTCTTCAATATCTTTAATTCTTTTTTCTTGTGAAGATATCGTCTTGCTATTAACATTAACGAAATTTTGCTTTTCCATAAGATCTTGAAGCGTTTTAGTAACTTCAGTGATAGCTTCTTCAACTTTGCTATATTCTTTTTGAACTCCAACAATAGCATTCGAAACTTCCTCAGCCTTGTGCTTTATTTCTTTAAGTTTATCAACCTTAAAATCTTCACCTATTTCTTGAGTACACGTAGGACATGTGTCATTACTTTCATAAAACTTACTATCTTTTAGAAGCCTTCTTTTTTGCTCATCAAACTTATGAGAAAATTGCAAGAGATCTTGACGTTTATCATGAAACTTTTTAGAATTAGTTTCAGCATCAGGTCTAAGTCTATCAATGTCTGATATTAGATTATCGTTTTCTGCTTGTAGCTTTTCAATCTCATTTCTAATGTTAACGATCGATTCTAGCTTTTTATTCTTAGTAGTTTCATTTAGCGCTTTAAGATCTCTAATATATTTCTTATGGCTATCAATCTTGTTCTTAGCAACTTCAAGATTGAAATCATTTTCTTTAAGCTTTTCTTTAAAATGAGATACTCTTTCTTTCATCAACTGGCTCATCTTAGAGAAGACGCCGATGTCCAATATATCTTCAATGACATCTCTTCTGTGATGTGCAGATAATTGCATAAAGGGAATGAAGCTACTACTACCTAACACAACCACTTGGTGAAACGATTTATGAGTAAGCTTTAGAATATTCTGTTCTAGAATTTTTTGATATTCGCGCGCATGCGAGGACTGATTAATCATTAAGCCGCCTTTCCAGATCTCAAAAAATCCTGGCTTAATTCCTCTCACCACCCTATAATCTACATTGTTAACACTAAATTCAACTTCTACCACAGTGTCTTTTTTGTTTATTGAATTGATAAGCTGTGGTTTTGTAATGTTCCTATGTGGTTTACCAAACAATGAAAATGATATAGCATCTAGAATTGTAGATTTGCCCGATCCATTCTGACCTACGATCAGAGTGGACTTATTTCTAGATAAGTCTATTTCAGTGAATTGGTTACCGGTTGATAAGAAATTTTTATATTTGACTTTTTTAAATACGATCATGATATTTCAAGTGCCTGTGCTTCCCTCATTAATTCTTTCATTTCTTTTTTGATTTTGTCTTTATCGAGTTCAGTGTCAACTGCCTCAATGTACGTATCTAAAAGCGTGGTAGTATCTTCAAGGGATATGTCTTCATCATTAATGCTTTCACCAATAAATTCGCTAAAATTTTCTTGGATTTTAAGTTCATATATATCTTCATTCTGGATCCTATCAATAAATCTATCGAATGTGAAAGGATCCTTTTTATTGACAACTACTATCTTTACAAACTTATTTGCAAGTTTAGATACATCATAATCAAAATACTCATTCTGAGTATCATCATATCTAATTCTTTCAAATAGTGTTAAGGGATTTCTGACAGGTGTAACCTCTCTGGTTACAGTATCTAAGACGTGAAAAAACTTAGGATCATGAGCATCGCTCCAGAAAAACTCAAACTGAGCACCTAAGTACATCACATTATCTCGTTCAGATTTCACGTGGAAGTGGCCGGATAAGACTAACTCAAATTTCTTAAAGATACTCGCATCCATACCTT